GGCATGGCTCTGGTCAGCGCAGATGCCGAACGCCTGGGGCTGAAACAGCGTCTGGTCATTGTTGGTCGCAAGGGTATGGGACTTCTCCTCCTGCCAGAGCGCGCCCTTGCCTCCATTGCCTCCGCCACAGCGTATCTTCAGCGTGTATGCCAGCGGGCCGTCCGGCGTCATCACCAGCGGCACATTCCCGCCGCCCGTTCCCATTCGGCTCGCCAGGGTCTGCACCACGCCGTCCTCGGCAATGCCGATCCTGCTGTCAGCGGGATGATGTTCCAGTGCGATGGCCGCGGGCACGACCCCGGCGCGCAGCGTGGGCGAGGTCTCCTCCTCGTAGCCGATGGACCGGCTGTCCGCCGAATGCTCGGTGCAAAAGCCCGCCGCCAGCACCGCGGGATGATGACCATGATCCTGCGCCACCAGCGTGCCGGTCTTGTCTTCGGAGACATCCACGCCGCTGTTGCCCTGCGGGTTTACGCAGAGTACAGGCCCGCCTGCCGCTCCAGCGCCTGTTTCAGGATTTCGGGCAATGCTTTGCCACGCCTCGAAGCCCTCCGCAGAATACCCAGACAGGCCTTCGGACTTAAATAGTATGTCTCCGGCACGTTCGTCTGCAAAATCTGCGACAAGAAAGATTCTTGCTCGGCGCTGGGGTACACCCCAGAACTGAGCGTCGAGAAGACGGTATGCCACGCTCCATCCGTCTCCCAAGTACACGTCGGCGTAGGGCCAGCCGTTTTTACCAGGCGCAGGCACCTCGGCGGACGGCTCTTTGATGCGGATGACCGCTTCGAGGACTGCCTTGAAGTCCTCGCCGTCGTTGGAGCTAAAGGCGCCGCTAACGTTCTCCCAGAGTATGAATCGCGGTTGCTCTCCACGGGTTTTCTCCCTCATTTCCTTCACGATACGGATCGCTTCATAGAACAGCCCCGACCGTTCGCCGTTCAAGCCGGCGCGCTTGCCGGCGATGGACATATCCTGGCAGGGGCTACCGAAGGTGATGATGTCCACGGGCTCCAGCTCCGCGCCGGAGAGCGCGGACACATCGCCGTAATGCTTCATCCCCGGCAGACGCTTGGTGGTCACCCGGACGGCAAAGGGCTCCACTTCGGAAGCCCACAGCGGCTCTACCCCGGCGAGGATGCCCGCCAGCGGAAAGCCGCCGCTGCCGTCAAACAGACTTCCGAGCGTCAGCGTTTTCTCAGCCATGCGCTTCCACCTCTTTCACCAGGTCAGCGTACTGTAGCCGCTTCCCGTCGCGCTCCACATACACCTGGTCGGCGTTGCTGAAATCCTCCACGTAGCGGCGAAGGATAACCGAGGCATACTTGGGATCAAGCTCCATCATCCTGCAGATGCGGCCGGTCTGCTCACAGGCCATCATGGTGGAGCCGCTGCCGCCGAAGGTGTCGATAACGATGGCGTTCTCCTGGGTGGAGTTGCCAATGGGGTAGGCCAGCAGGTCCAGCGGCTTGCTGGTAGGATGATTCTCGTTGCGCTTGGGCTTGGCGTAGTTCCAGATGGTGGTCTGCTTCCGATCTGAGTACCACGGATGCTTCCCGTTCTGGAGGAAGCCGTACAGCACGGGCTCGTGCTGCCACTGATAGTCGGAGCGCCCCAGCACCAGGGAATCCTTCACCCAGATACAGCAGCCCGCGAGGTGGAAGCCCGCGTCCACGAAAGCGCGGCGGAAATTCAGTCCCTCGGTGTCCGCGTGGAACACATAGGCGGCGCCGCCCTTCTCCAGCACGTCCGCCATGTTCTTGAAGGCGGAGAGCAGGAAGGCGTAGAACTCCTCGTCCTTGATGCTGTCGTTCTGGATGGTCAGCCCGCTGGCGCTCTTGAAGGAAACCCCGTAGGGCGGGTCGGTGACGATCAGGTTGGCGCGCTCATCGCCCATGAGCGTTCGCACGTCCTCCGGCTTGGTGGCGTCCCCGCACATAAGGCGGTGGCGGCCCACGGTCCAGACGTCGCCGGGCTCCACAAAGGCCGCCTTCTCCAGCGCGGCGGAGAGATCATAATCATCATCCTTCGCGCCGCCGTCGTCATCACCGTACAACGCGGCCAGCTCCTTTTCATCAAAGGCGGTCAGGGACATATCAAAGCCCATCTCCTGCAGGGCGTCGATCTCCACAGCGAGCAGTTCCTCGTCCCAGCCGGCGTCCAGTGCGGAGCGGTTGACGGCGAGGATGTAGGCCTTCTTCTCCGCCTCCGTCATGCCCGTGAGCATCACATACGGAAGCTCCGTCATGCCCTCGGCCTTCGCCGCCTCCACGCGCCCGTGCCCGGAGAGGATGGTGAAGTTCTCGTCCACCTCCACGGGGTCGCCGTAGCCGATACCCCGGTAGATGGCGCGCAGCTTGTTGATCTGCTCCTTGCTGTGCGTCCTTGCGTTGTTAGCGTAGGGGATGAACTTGTCGATGGGCGCCATCGGGTAATCCTTGGCGAAAACCTTAATGTTGCTCATCGTATAAGCCCCCATTCCGCGAATCTCTCAAAGCCGCCGACGAGCCGGATGTATGCGCGGGCGATGCTGATGATCTGGGCATAGGGCTTGCCGTCCACGGTTTCATCGCCGATGGCGCAGCATACCTCCACGGGCTTGCCAAGCCGCTGGGCTTTCAGGTGCGCGTAGATGTTCACGCTCACATCTGCCTTGGACAGGTCCTTGCCGTGCAGCCCGCCGCCCGTGACAGCGTCGCCCATGTCGCTGCCGAGCTTGCGGTTGACCGCGCCGGTATCCACGTCCGAGCCACCCGTCCAATTGCCGAGCGGATTGACCGTCGCGCTGGGGTACACCGCCTTCAGCACGTCGGCGTCAGCATTGCTCTGACAGATGATCAGGTGATCGCCGTCCAGAATGTACTTCCCGTCGTAGGGGAAGGCGCTGTAGATTCGGCGCGCTGCCTCAGTCAGTTCCCGCTGTTCCTCGGTGACGGGCATTCCCCTAAAGATGCCGTTGTCCCCGCAACGGACGGTGCCCTCCTGGTTCTGTGCCAGGTGTGCGTCCTGCGGGACTTCCATATAGTTCACGAGGACGCCCGGCCCGGCGATGTTGCGCACGGCGCGGACGATATAGTCCCTCGGGATGTGTACGGACGTCTCCGCGATGATGTGGCAGACGCCGTGGCCGATCATGCCCTCTACCGCGATGCGCGGATTGAGTTCGTGGGCATAGGCGTAATCCACCAGCGCGCCGGCGACGCGATCCATGACCTTGTCCGGGTGCGCCGGGTTCACTTTTTCAAACATGACTATTGCTCCTTCTGCTGATTCTTCCTCGCTGCCAGCCCGACGCCAGGCAGGAATCAACGTCCTCGACATATACATATCTCTCTGTCAGGCCATTATTGATCCACCGCCGCCTGGACGTATCCAGGCTGAGCTTCCTTCGAGTTTCATCGGTGATGACCCGGCGCCGATTGGCCTCCGCGATCTTCGCCCCCACGCTCCCGTAGTTCATGTTGTAGCGGTGATCGCACCACTCCAGGTTGGACACGTCGTTGTTCGCCTTGTCCTCGTCCATGTGGTTGATGTCCGTACAGTTCTCCGGGTTGGCGATAAAGGCGGCCGCCACCAGCCGGTGGACCATCTTGTTCTTCTTCTCCCCTCCGAGCCACAGGCTGACCCGTTCGTAGCCGTTGGGTTGGTAGACGGTTTTCAGGATGTGCGGCTCCCGCTTCACGCTGCGAATCTTTCCGGAGGCGGACGCCTGATAGTGGCGCTCGTAGCCGGGAATATCCCGCCATACTTCCATCATCAGTTCCCCCTCGCCCGGAGCAGGCGCTCCATAAGGTCATCCTGCGGCGACGGCGCGCCGTCATAGTCGGTGGAGCAGTTCTCCTTCACGATCTGGAAGATCTCGTTCCACAGCCGCACCGCCTGGTTCATGTACTGGATGCCGATGTTGATGAAGGGCGACGGGATGGGCTTGCCCGTGGTAGGATGTTTCCCGAGGAAGCCCAGCTTGCTGGTCATCTCCTCGCACTGTATCCACCGGGCGCTGCTCATGGCGTAGCGCTCCAGCAGGGCGGGCGACACCTTTGCCGCACAGCCGATCTGCTTCAGCCACCGCCAGGTCTCCTCGTAGATTTCCTTTGCCTGCAGGGGATTGCCGTCCCGCTGCTCAGCCATCAGGAAATCGTGGGGCTTGGGCATATCCGCGCCTTCCATCTCCGGGATGTCCAGCACCTCCAGCGGCCGGCCGCCGGGATTGCCGTTGGCGGCCTTGTCCTTCACCGCCGCCTTCTTCCGGCCGGCACCAGGGCGGGCGCCGCCTCTTCCGCCAATGTTGTTGCTCTTCGTGGGCACGATGTTTCACCATCCTTTCCTGGGGCCCTTAATCACCCTTTAGATTTCGCCTTTTTCGCACGCGAGAGGGGGCGACGGTCTCCGTAACGCTTTCGCGTGGAGAAGTGAGCGCCCCCTCCCCGTCACTGTGTGCGCCGGTTCCACGCCTCGATGGCCTGGCGGCGCGCCTCGGCGGGGTGGTCGGGGTCGCCGTCCTCCTCCAGCTTGTAGCGGCCGGAGCGCGCGTTGCACACGGTGCAGCGGACGAAGGCCACACGGGTGGTCTGCGCGTTGATGAACGCACGGTGGTTGCGCTCAAGGTAAGCCTCGCCTCCGCAGTGCGGACAGGGTTTGAGATTGATATGCATGGCTGTCATCCTTTCGTCAGTAGTGGTAGGTCGGGTCGTGGTCCTCGCGCCGGGTCTTCTGGCTGTGATGGCTGTGGCAAAGCGGCTGCCAATTGCTCTCGTCCCAGAACAGCACGGGGTCGCCGCGGTGCGGCACGACGTGGTCAACGTCGGTGGCCCTGACGTAGCGGCCTTCCTTCATGCACTCCACGCACAGCGGGTGCTTTTCCAGGAACCGCTTCCTGGCTTTGTTCCACCGCGAGCCGTAGCCACGCTCAGCAGCGGAGCGTATTTCCTCTGGATGCAGCGCGGTATGGGCGTCACAGTACTTCTTTCCCCTGGGCACCAGCTTTGGGCAGCCGGGATGCGCGCAGGGGTGATCTGGGAATCGTGGCACGCGCAGCACCTCCCTTAGCTGGAAGCGGAGGATGTACCAGCATTGCTCCACACACGAAACCTTCCTGTACGGCACGTCCTCGCCTCCCAATAAAAATGCCCCGCAGGTGTGCGCCTGCGAGGCTGTCCGTATTCTGTTTTGCTGAGTATACTATACCATAGATGCCAGTGGTGCATCTTGTTGCATTTTGTAGCACTTCTCCAAAAACGACGAAGACGCCGACTTTTTGCAGTCGGCGCCACTATCTGATCGTCACGAGTTATTCCATCTGCATATACTTTAGTGCCTTCTCCTGATCTCGACGCACGTAGATGACGGCGGTTATCTGTACCCGCTTTTCTTCTTCGTCTATCCAGTAGTAAACGTAATAGTTGCGGACCCTTGTTTTTCTCACGCCTTCGCTGTGCCAGGGCTCCTCATCTACGGGCTTATACCTGTACGGCTTATCCGAGAGGGTCTCCATCTCGGCACGAATCGCCCGAACGGTATTCAGCGCCGCGCCCGGCGCCAAAAGGCTCACTTCAATATACCTTCGTACTTCTCTAAGCTGTTCCCGGGCCTGCCGGGTAACGCGAACCTTGTATTCCGCCATTTACCCCTCCAGTCCGGCTTCAAGCTCGTCGAACACCTCGTCGAGGTCAAAAGAATCGTTCGCCTTTGCCTGCTTGAGCCCTGTGGCCATTATTCTGTTGAATTCCTCATCCGTCATCTCGTCCCTCGCCGGGAGTTCAGAAGAAGGGATTGTCAGGGGAAACGGCAATCCGCCGTGCATGATGATCTGCCGGTAGAACACATCGATAGCAACAGAGCGTGGAAGACCCATTCGCGTAAGGATAGCTTCTGCCTGGCTTTTGACATTCTGGTCTATCCTCGCGTTGACATTCGCCGTCTTGATTGCGGGCATTTTCACTACCACCTTTCCGCTTTTTCAATAGTATACCACGTTGTGCTTCAAATTGCAATACAACAGCTTATTTTCCGTTCTGAATCGTCCTGCGAAGGCTCCCACCATCTGATTGAGGTTTACAAACCTCCGGGCGTGTGGTAAAATGCAGATGCAGGACGAGGTAGAGATTGTGTACTTCTGCGCGCCGCAGTGGCAGAAAAGAGATGCGGGGATTGG